TTCTCGGCTGTGGTGAATATGGTGAGCTTCATGGTCGTCCCCATTATCATTATATTTTGTTTAATATTGATTTTGATGACAAAATTTTTCGGTTCCGTACAGACGGTTATAACACTTATACTTCTGCTCGTTTTGCCAAGATATGGAAATATGGTATGCATCTTATTGGTGAGTTTAGCTTTGATTCTGCTGCTTACGTTGCCCGCTATATAGTCAAAAAGCAGACTGGTAAAGATGCTCCTGCTCACTATAAGGGTCGCATCCCTGAGTTTATGGTCGCGTCTAATCGCCCTGGCATCGGTGCCCGTTGGCTTGAAGAACATGGTGAAGAATGCTATGCCAACGATTATGTTGTTATCAATGGCAGAAAGATGCGTCCTCCTCGTTATTATGATAAGAAATTTGATGAAACGCATCCTCACTGGATGGAGTTTATTCGTAATAACCGTATTGAGAAGATGCTTCATAACTTGGAGAACAATACTTTTGAGCGTTTGATTGACCGTTGCCGCGTTCAGGAAGGTAAATATAAACATTTTCTTGGCAGAAAACTTGACAAAGCATTGTGACTCTGTTATTATTAAGTCAGAAACGAGGTGATGCTTATTAGTGAACTTGAAGCTATTAAAAGGTTTTGTCGTAAGCGTAATATTTCTTTTGACTACTCTTTTCGTGGCAGTAAATATGCCGCTTACCGTCTTAAGCCTGATGATTCTAGGGTTGTTCGTATTGATAATGACTATTTTGTTATATCAGCTACGCTTTATCTTATGATTCGCAGGTATTTAGTTGCATTTAGAAAAGGAGATGATTCCACTGAGACTTTATTCCATTTATGATGATAAGGCAGAACAATTTAGTCCTCCGCAGGTTTACCACAATGATATGCTCGCTCTTCGTGCTTTCCAAGGTATAGTGAATGATGATAAAATGCTTATTAAAAAATATCCTGAAGACTTTAGTCTTTATTATGTCGGTAACATTGGCGATTCTGATGGCCGTTATTATATTGAGCATTATGACGCATCCAGCATTCCTGTACTGGTTGGTCGCGCCATAGATTATTTGGAAAATCTTGACTCTGTACCTAAAGAATGATATTCTAATAAAGAGCGTGTCAGAAAAAGGACGGTCTCGAAAGAGATCGCCCTTTTTTTGTACGCTACGCCCGCCGCGTCTAGGCGCCTGCGAAAGGAGGTGAAACTATGAAGTTTAAGACAGCTTATGATCCTGTAGAAGAACATGATCATTGCGGTATTGAGTTTACCATGCCCTCTCTTACGGTTCAGGACGAGAAAGATGAAACTGATATCAACTATATCGTAAATAAGTATGCAGACGGTCAGAAAGGTATTATGACACTTGATCTTGGTGATAGCTCTCAGTATGCTTATCTGCAGTTCGGAGATGCAACGCTTCCTGGCGACTACAGCACAGCGTTAGAGCTTGTGTCTGGAGTTCGTGAAGAATTCTACAGTTTGCCCTCTTACGTTCGAGCTAAATTCGATCACGATCCCATGAATTTCATCGATCGATTGAATGATCCTGCAACGCTCGAATATCTCCAACAACAAGGTCTGTATGGTAGCAAATATACCTTTGATGAATCACAACAGTCCGTAAGTATTAAACAAACACAAGAAAAAAGTAACACTTTAGAACAAAATAATGAAGAAACACAAAAATAGGCGTCACCGAAGCCAATTACTTACTTGATGTAACTGGCGTAGGTGACGCAAAAATAAACTAAAACCTAAGAATGATTTGCTTTAGGATAATTATTAGGTTTACACTTCAAAGAAGGTGAAAATTTGGCTCGTAAAATTAGAGTTCGAGGACATCGCTTTAGCGATGCTCCTGCAATGTATATGCGAAGGACAAAATTTGACCGATCGCATGTCTATAAAACAACTTTTGATGCTGGTAAGCTTATTCCTGTATTTGTTGACGAGGTTTTGCCTGGCGATACTACTCGTATGTCTGTTAATTATTTTGCTCGTCTGGCTACTCCTATTAAGCCTATCATGGATAATATTTATCTGGATTGGTTTTTCTTTTTTGTACCAAACCGCCTCGTTTGGGAACACTGGCAGAACTTCTGTTTTGAGCAGGAAGACCCTGATGACAGTACTGATTACGTCATCCCTACTGTTACTGCTGCTGCTAACTCTGGTAATAATTATGTAGGCTCTCTTTGGGACTATTTCGGCCTGCCCGTGAATACGGCTAATAATATATCTGGTGTTAGCGCTCTTCCATTCCGCGCTGTTTATCTTATTTACAACGAATGGTTTAGAGATGAAAACCTTCAGAAATCTGTTAAGATTCAGAAAGGTGATGCTAATGAGATATTGGATTCTTCTCGCGCTTCTGAGCAGCCTTCTTGGGTGTTCAGTGCAGGTACTACCATAGTGTCTGGTCATGCTTGCCCTCCTCGTGGTAAACGCCATGATTACTTTACTTCTGCTCTGCCTTGGACACAGAAGGGACCCGGTGTATCTATAGGCCTTGCCGGTACCGCTACATTAGTTGATCCTTCGCCTGTTTCAGGCTATTTTGTTCAGCAATCTAATAAAAATTTAGGTGCTGCTCAGCTTGCTGAAGATGGTGGCGTGCATAGTGTCTACACTGGTAGTGGTTCATTAACTTACCAAGGTGGTTATAGCACCTCTATAGCTGGTCATGCTGTTAACGGTAGTGGTACGGCTACTGTTACTGCTACACCTGGTTCTTCTTGGCTTTCTAAGAATTCTTATGCTGATCTTGATAGTTCAAGTATATTTACCATCAACAGTCTTCGTACTGCCTTCCAAATGCAAAAGTTCTACGAACGTCTTGCTCGTGGTGGTAGTCGGTATACAGAAGTACTTCGCTCTTTCTTTGGCGTAGTTTCTCCGGACGCTCGTCTTCAGCGCCCCGAATTTCTCGGCTCTTTCACCAAAATGGTAAATGTTAATCCAATAGCTCAGACTTCTGCAACCGACAACACTACTCCGCAAGGCAACCTTTCTGCTTATGGTGTTACTGCGTCTAGATTCCATGGATTTACGAAATCTTTCGTTGAGCACGGTTATATCATAGGTTTCGTCTGTGCCCGTGCCGACCTTACCTATCAGCAAGGTATCAACAAGATGTGGCTTCGTTCTACGGTTTACGATTTCTATTGGCCTACATTCGCCCATCTTGGTGAACAGGCTATTGAACTTCGTGAAATCTACGCTCAAGGTACTGAAGCTGATACTACTGTTTTCGGCTATCAGGAGCGTTATGCTGAATATCGTTACAAGCCTTCTCAGATCACTGGTAAATTCCGTAGTTCTGTAAGCGGTGGTAACCTTGATGTTTGGCACCTTTCGCAGTTCTTCAGTAATGCTCCTACTCTTAATGAGGAATTTATCACAGAAAATCCGCCTATTGAGCGCATTGTCGCTGTTCCCAGTGAGCCTGAGTTCTTGATCGATATAGGCTTCCGTTATACTACTGTGCGCCCGATGCCTATGTTTGGCACACCCGGCCTTGTTGATCACTTCTAAGGAGTTGATTTTATGTCATGGCTTTCTGATACTGTTGGTAGTATAGCTGGTTCTGTTTTTGGATCTGCTGTTCAGAATCATTATAATTCTGCTAATGCCGCACAGGCTAACGCTTGGAATGTTGAAAACTATAAGCATCGTTATCAATGGGCTGTAGAAGATATGCGCAAGGCTGGTCTTAATCCCATTCTTGCTGCAACTAATGGTATAGGCGGTTCTATATCTGGAGCTTCAGCTGCTTCTGTAGGTATGAGTGATATTGGTTCTACCATGAACTCTGCTAGAGCCGCTAATGCCGCTGAACGGCAGGCTAAGAATGCCGAGCATCTCGCAATATCTCAAATTGATAAAAATGTCGCAGAAGCCGATTCTGTGCGTCAGAGCACCCATGGTACAGTTCTTCAGAATGGTATTCTTGCAAATGATTTGAATCTTCGTGAGCAGACTTATGAAAAACGTCTTGGTTATGAGCTTGAAAAGATGAATTTGGAGCTTGAAAACCTTCGTCTTCAGGGTTCTTACCTTAGCTCTGGTGTTTTGAACAACATTGCTTCTGCTAATCGTGCTAATTCTGCTGCTGCTTTTGATAATATTCAAACTGAAATGGCAGGTATGGAACGTGATTTCTATAAAAATATTGAAAGTCTTACAGGTGCTCCTAGGTCTGTCGCTAGTGGTGTTGGTTCCACCATCAAAAATGTTATAGGCTTCCTCGGAGGTCGCTATTTTGGAAGGAGATAAATTTTATGTCTAATAAAACTACTATGATTCTGACTTTTATTGTTTCTGTTGTTGTTCCCTTTATTCAGGAAGTTGTGGATCTAATTGAAGCTCTTAAAGGTAGAGCTTCTTCGAATACTGTTACTGCTAAAAAAGTTGCTTCGGACTTTCAAGCCGATGTTGCTCAGTTTGTTGAGCCAGTTGCTAATAAGAATGATTCTAAAAAAACTAGCCGTTTTTTCGGTTCTTGGAGGGATGCTAAATGAGAAGGCGTCGTTTATCTAAACGAGGTTCTCGCCGTCTTTTCCGTCGTACCTCCAGATCTCGTCGTAGAAATTTTAAAAGAGTAGGACGAGGTGGATTTAGGATTTGACATTCTGACTTAATCCTGATACAATCGGTACAGGTGATTAATATGGTTTGTTATAATCCTATTCTTATGCATCCAGTTGAAGGAGCGATTACAAAAAATGGAAAGCAACATTATAGTTTTTACGGTAGCCTTGCCTCTCACCCTGAGCTTGCTGGCGATAGTCGTTTCATCCGTTGTTCTTGTAAACAATGCATCGGTTGTCGTCTCGAAAATAGTAGACAATGGGCTGTCCGTGCTGTTCACGAAGCCCGTTCTTCGTCTTCTGCTTATTTCGTTACTTGCACTTTTGACGATTATCATTTGCCATGTGATAAAAGCTTAAGTAAGAAATTTCATCAAACGTTTATGA